CGTGAGCCGCGTGGCGGCCGCAGTTCCGGCACGTTCACCGCCGCGCCGGGGGGCGGGCAGGCGGCCGCCACGCGGCTCACGACGTGCCTGTGCGTCCTCAGTGGCGCCACGGCGGGGGATAGCGTCTGCCTGCCGCCAGCGGTGCCCGGAAGCCAGCGGTGGGTCAGCAACGCCTCGGTGGTGGCGTTGCAGGTCTTCGCCGCGCCGGAGACCACCGACACGATTCAGGGGCAGCCAGGTAATGTCGGGGTCAGTCTCGCCTCGCGCAAAACCATGATGCTGTTCGCCGTCGCCCCCAATCAATGGCTTTACATGATGGGGGCGTGAGATGCCGCTCGGCCTCAACACTGTTGGCGATCTGATCTCTTTCGGGTTGCGGAGCGCTGGCGTCACGGGCATCGGCCAGACCGCGCAAAGCGAAGATTTTAACGATGCCTTCGTGATCCTGACTTCGACAATCGCCGGCTGGCAGCGCAAGCGGTGGCTGATTCCCAGCCTGATCGATACCTCCCTGTTGTCCACGGGCGCCGCGAGCTACACGATCGGGCCGGGCGGGGATTTTAATGTTCCGCGACCGGATCATGTCACCAGCGGCTTTTTCCGGATGATGACCTCGACGCCGCCGGTCGACATTCCGATGGGCATCATCACGGCGCGGGAGGATTACAACCGCGTCGTGCTCAAAAGCCTGTCGACGTTCCCGGCGGCGGTGTTCTACGACAGCGTGTGGCCGATGGGGCGGCTGTATTTCTGGCCGATCCCGCCGGGCGGGCAGTATGAGATGCACATCAGCCTCAAGGCCGCGTTGCCGGTCTACACGGGGCTGACCGATCAGATTAATCTTCCGCCGGAATATTTGGATGCGCTGATTTACACGCTCGCGGTGAAGCTGGCGATGCAGTATGGGCTCGAGCCAAAGGCATCGCATGTCGCCGCGATGGCGGCGGCGATCCAGACGATCCGGCTGGCGAACCTTCAGATTCCTGAGGCAATGATGCCGGTCGCCGTGCTCAACCGGCGTGGCGGGACATCGGTGGCGGCGGGTTCGTCGGGCGCGTTCAACACCGGGTGGTGGTAGCGCGTGGCTGATGACGACAACGCCCTTTCGCGCGGCCTGACGTGGGTCGACAACTGGCTCGCGCGCTACGGTCAGCGGGATGCGACGCCGATCTGGGATCAGAGCAACCCGATTGGTACCGAGACGCTTCAGACGATGGGGATGCCTCAGCCGACGACGTATGCCGGGCCGGTCGGGCGGTATGTCGACCCGACGAGCGGGCAACTGACGACACGGGGCAGGGGACAGATGGATAACCCCATGATGGGGTTCGACACGGGCGGAACAGGAATCGTGGGCGCGATTCATGGCTATCACGGTTCGCCGCATTTGTTCGCGCCGACCGCGCGCAATCCGTTGGGCGAATTCGACCTGAGCAAGATCGGCACGGGGGAGGGCGCGCAGGCGTATGGGTATGGGCCGTATATCGCGGAGCGAGAGGCCAATGCTCAGCAATATCGCGACCAGCTCCGGTGGAAGGGGGCGGATTGGCACGACCCGCAGATTATCGCGGGGAACGCGATCGATCGAGCGGGTGGAGATCGTGGGGCTGCCGCTGATAGCCTTCAAAGCGCGTTGGACAGTAATACGAATTTTTATCGTGGAAAGGTGCCCGCCGCGCAGGCGGCGGCGAACGCGAACACAGCGAAGGCGATTTCTCTGTTGCGCGGCGCCGAACCGATCACCGGGCAACCCCCAACACAGGGCCACATGTATGAGGTCAATATTCATGCTGATCCAGAACATTTCCTCGATTGGGACAAGCCGTTGGGTGATCAGAGCCAGTACGTTCAGGATGCTTTGAATAAGACCGAGTGGTTTCCTTATGCCCAGGAACAACTGGAAAGGCGCGGGTTGGATAATCCAACGGGCAAGAGTTTACATAAGTGGCTGGGGGATGACTTCGACCCGCCTGAGAGCGCGAAAATGTTACAGGACGCCGGGATCAAAGGCATCCAATACCTCGATGCCGGCAGTCGCGCGGCGGGTGAGGGTTCGCGTAATTATGTGGTGTTTTCCCCAAAGATCATGGAAATCATCCGCCGCTACGGCATCGCCGGCCTGATGGCGGGCGGTGGCGCGGCGGCGATCGCCAACGGCGGCGGAGGAGACGCCACGCGGTGAGCGTCACCAACGGCGCCATCGTGGCGGGTAGCAAGGTGCTCGCCGGCCTGCCGGGGCAATTCCTCGCTCTGCTGGTGCTGAATGCCTGTTTCGTCGCTGGATTGTTCTGGTTCCTGGACAAAGGCGAAGAGCGGCGTCTCACGCTCCTGGCGCCCATCCTGAAAAGCTGTGCCGAGGACATTCCGACCGCCGCCGTCGAAAAGATGCTGCGTTCACAACAACACACGCCGACATCGAACTGAGGCATGGCCCGTATCGCACTCACCGGAGGCGCCTACACCGCGCGCAGCCTCGTCGCGTCGGCGCAACGTTCCGTCAATTTGTATCTGGAGCCGATACCCGAGGCGCAGGGCGAGCCGTCCAGGGCGGCGCTTTACCCCACGGCGGGGCTGCGGAAGCTCTGCACGCTGCCCGAGGGAGGCATACGCGGCGGCAAGCGGATGACGGACGGCAGCGTCTACGTCGTCGCCGGCAAAGGGGTCTACAAGGTCGCGCCAGACTGGACGTCCACCCATCTTGGCGACATCACGGCGGGCAGGGTGACGCCCGTCAGCATCGCCGACAACGGCACGACGGCCATCATTGTCGACGGCTCGGTGTACGCCTGGACCATCGATCTCGCGGCCGCCACGCTGACGCGCCTCGTTGATCCGACGAACACATTCTCGGGCGCCGACAAGGTCGACTACCTCGACACCTATTTCATTTTCAATAAGCCCGGCACGCCGCAGTTTTTTATTTCGGGGTCGAACGATACGACATTCGATCCCGTGGACTTCGCGAACAAGGAAAGTTATAGCGATATCCTGATGACGCTCGCCGTCGCCAAACGCGAGGTCTGGCTCATTGGCAGCCAGACGACGGAAATTTGGTATAACGTGGGGCAGAGCGACATCACCGACTTCGCGTTCCAATCGATGCCGGGCGTGTTCATCGATCGCGGAACAGTGGCGAAATATTCCGTTGCCGTGACAGATGACGCGGTCTACTGGCTTACCCAGGACCGAGGTGGCACGGGGTCGATCCTGGCGGGCGCCGGTTACGAGGCGAAGCCGATCTCGACGTTCGCCATGGAAGCCGAGTTCGCGCGCTATCCGCGCATTGACGACGCCATCGGCTGGACGCATCAGATCGCCGGGCATCGGTTTTACACCATCGCGTTTCCGCACGCCGACAAGACGTGGAGTTATGACATCACCACGTCGTCCTGGCACGAAGCGGTATGGCTTGATACCAACGGCACCGAGCATAGGCACCGGGCGAACTGCGCTTTCACCGGGCACGGCGAAGTGATCTGTGGTGACTGGGAGAATGGCAATCTTTACGCTTATGATGTGCGGGTTTTCACCGATGACGGGGCGCCCGTGAAACGATTGAGGCATTATCCGCATTTGTTGAATGACGGAAAGCGGCTTTTCTATCGCCAGTTCATCGCCGACATCGAGGGCGGGACGGGTGGCGGCACGACATTCCCCGAGCCGCCCCAGGTGTTTCTCGCGTGGTCGGATGACCGAGGGCACAAATTCGGCAACCCGGTGGGCCAGGACATCGGCGAAACCGGCGACTATGTTTCGAGCGTGCAATATCAACGGCTGGGGATGGGCCGGGATCGGGTGTTTCAGCTTCAGTGGAGCACGCCCTATCCAACGGTGTTGCAGGGCGCCTGGATCGTGGTCGAGGCGGCGTCTTCCTGATGTCCGGCACGCTGCGCGTCACGTTCCAAACGCCCCTTGCGTCGAATCCGAACTTCCCCTCCGGCTACAACAGTCTCATCACGACCTATGGTGCCACGGCTTTTGATTTCATCCGTGGCCGCAAGTATCAGGCGATTTCCGACAGCACGAACGGTGGTATCGAGGTCACCGATCTCGCC